GAAGTGAAAAGAATCCTTCATTCTATAATTCGGAAATTAAAAGGGATAAATTTTTTAATCAAAAGGGATAAATTTTCGCGGATTTTTTCTTTTTTAACTTTGCCGTTAAAATCATCACAAATTAACAACTTTTTTCAATCCTTCCTGTTTTGTTAGTTCCTTTTTAATATATTTGAAAACCACCCCTTGACTAAATACTAATCACGGCTTATGTTTCCATTAACATAAAGCCCAGACAGGGGTGTTAAAGCCTTAATTGTTGAGGGGTGGTACTTTCAATAATGCGTCTGGGCTTTTTTTATATCGGGTAGTTCCCCGTCAGTACTTCAATCTTCGTGGATTTAACGGCCTTTTTAGAGGCGCTTAAAGGCAGTTTAAACGCCCTTTGATGCCATCCATGATCCTTACTATACTGAGCAATCAGATCAAGCGGGTAGTTGCTTAAAAGGAACTTGCCCTTGATCCTGGATAGCACCTGCAGGAGCTGGTCAAGGTCTTCCATCATATATCCCTTATAATGGCCGCAGTTGGTATTGGGATAGGGAGGATCTACATAAAAGAAGCTATCTTCAGAGTCAAATGCCTTGATCACCTTCAGGGCATCCTGGCAATCGATCTGAGTGCGTTCTATACGCTCAGTGAGAGCCTCAGTGAAACGCCTTTTAGCATTCATTACCTTTATGGCCACACTTCCTTTTTTGCGATCGTAGCCCCAGGACTTGCCTAATTGAGAGGCAAATCCCTGGGATGACAATACAAATATTGCCCATGCCCTGGTGACCGGGTCATGATCTTCTGGATGCTGATATGCTTCCCATGCCTGCCGGTGCTGCTTTCTGGAATGAAGTGTCGCCTTTACTTTTTTGCTAAGGGCCGGAAATTGAAGCTGCAAAACACGATAGAAATTGATCAGCTCCTCATTCGTGTCATTGATGACTTCAACCTTTGAAGGTGGCTTTCCCCAATAAACAGCAGCCCCTCCACAGAAGGGCTCGCAGTATAACGTATGCTCAGGGATGATGGGTAAGATGTGTCGCAGCATTTGCTGCTTTCCCCCATAATAGGATATGGGGGTCTTTAGTTCTGGTTTCATTTAAATAGTATTTAATGGTTAGTAAATAGGTGCTTATGCCTCCATTAAATCTATTCTCCGTAGCCAATAATCGTCTTGGGTATTACATACACTCTAACCTGAAGATTTGTGGCCGTTGAAATTCCTGCCATATCCGTAACGATCACGGAAAGGTTATCCCCACGTCCAATCTCATTGACATCCGGACGAGCAGCCTGCACAAACCGATCACCATGCAAATTGATATCGGTCGTAAAAAGGTTCGTAGATTCATTAATCCTGACATTGCAATATACATCAACCCCTTCAGGAAGATTGGTCAGGGATACATCTATAGGCAGAATCAGGCTGGGTACTGCAACATATCCGATCCAGTTACCTTGGATATCATTCGATGGGAAAAGATCACCTGGGACCGACATTAACGTCGCATACTGATCCACCTTGATGTTGAACGCTACCTCGAAGTTCGTGTCGTTGGTATCAAGAGGATCACTCATGCATACCTTAATATATGTAGAGCCATCTTCCCGGAAGCCGGTTTCGGAAATATACCCGAATTTCGATCCACTGCAACGAATGAGGGACCGCATGATCTCCTGGTGGTGATCGCCTCCAGTGTCGATATCGAGCGTATCATCTCCGGTGACTGCGAAGCTAACCGGCTTCCAGTTCTCATAGGATACGCCACCTGAGGTAATTGCAGCCCATAATACCGGCGAAATCCCGGTGCATACCATAACACAGTGCCCGGTGGTGTTGTAATATACCTGACCCAGTACTGGATTGGTCGGATTAGAGGATCGGTTCTCAAATGCGGCCTGCAGAAGCTGGTTCTTCTGCAGGTCGATCGATGATTTGAATTTCTTGGCCATCTTATCTGGTTATGATGATCTGTCCGGTAATGGGCGTAGTAGTGCTCCAGGATACGTCACCGGCATCGTTGAGTGAGATATCGGCTTCAATCTCTGTGCGTACATTATTAACGGTTTCATACAGCCTGACAATAACGTTAACGCCTTTTTCATGAGTGGCTGCCGTGATTGTGCCGGATGCCAGATTGTTTATGTTAGCTGTATATGGGTTTTTTGATTGGTAAATCTGATTTGCAACGTATGATATAACGGCTGCCACTGAAGGTATTTCATCATATCCATTCCCCTGCAGTGCCAGTGATTCATCGTTGTTGATGAATAGAGGATCCATCTGATTGAAACCAATATTTGAGATCGTATTGTGAGCCGCATCGATGGTCTTATTCGTGAGGGTCTGAACTGCAGTAAGCAAAACCACATCTGCGCTCATCAATTCAGGGACATAATCGAAGTCTGCGGCAGTAATACCACTGCTTTTCGTAGCATTGGCGATCAGCATGTCGCCCGGCGTTAACCCGGTGGGTGAATGAATGCCTGAGGCTGTTCCTCCGGGATTCACCTTCCAGAACCACCCCTTGGTAATTGCTGTTATGCCATTAGCCGCGATAGTCTTCGTACCATCGAATATCCCTTTATACACCAATCCTGTTGTAGCCTGCCCAAGGATATAGCTGGCCACACTGTCAACATACTGCTTAGTCGCGCGCTGAGTCGCAACCTTCGCGTTGGAATTAGCTGTTAAAGCAGCATCGGGATCAAGATAGGATTGTGGAATCTGGGCGACATTGATCACGTTTCCAAGTTGAAGGTCACTCGCTATGATCGGCAGCTGGATCCATCCACCCTCACCATAGAAGTACAGGTGAAAATCATCCTCCAGGTAGACAATCTGCCCAGGTACGGAGACATTGGTGGCTGGTAAGGCGGATACTTTATGGATTACCATATTACGGGCCTGGCTCTTACAGAAGTCGGCACCGGTCGTGAGTTTTTTTGACATTATTATCGAATTTAAAAGGTTATGTTAAAATTATTTTTCCTGATCTGGGCGTGTCAAACCTGACTATTACAGAGTTAAAATCCACGTTGTCGACGTCGGCCTCGATCTCATCCAATTGCTCATCGAGAATCGTAACGATAGGAAAGCGATGCCATCCGTGAAAAATCGTCAGTTCGGTTGTATTGTTGTATGCCACTTCATGGTACTGGCCTGAGTTGCCGGATCCTCCGGCAGTCAGAAGATTGATATATTTATAGGTCCCGTCCATTTAGTCGACTCCTATCGTGTTTCCCCCCAGGGCAGGAAGTGTTCCCTGTACCGGGTCGATGAATGTGTTGAAATACTGAAAAGAAATGTAGTTCACCTCAGTTAATGAGGCGCCATCCACGAACACCTGGCCATTCTTCTTGATGGTTACAACACCTGGTGTATTGGTCTTGTTAAAGAAGAAGCCTACGATATCACCTGATGGACGATTGCCCACCGGCAGGGTAAAGATCTGGCCACCGGCCACAGTGGCGTGAAATGACCCTAAGATCATGAAACAGTTCAGGGTGTTCTTTCCGAACCATGCCCAGGAGTAACCGGTAGCATGTGAAAAACCGCTCATATAGGCCAGGGTCCCGATCGTGGTTAAACCGGCGTTAAGATGCGTTAAGATCTCTGCGGCGAGTTGATCTATCAGCGGACTTGAGTTAAAGGCAACGCTTCCCGGGGGGACGGTTGCCTCAAATGTGATTGTTCCCCGGCGCAGTTCCCAGACGTCATGAACGCTTAAGTCATGAAAGGTACGCTGTGTCGATGTGGTCGAAGTGATTGTTATACACAGCAGGCCATCGTCACCTTGGTGAACCTCGGTAGCGGGTATATAGACGATTTCCTGGCCATCAAAGTAATACCCTTCCGCTATGGTGATAATGCCACCCACGTTGGTTATGTCCAATCCGCAAACCTTGAAACCCGTGTTTTCAGGGAGCAACCCATTAAGGATGGCAGCCAACAAAGCTTGTTCCACGTTTTGAATGAATTCCCAATCCTCCGGGCGTATAGGCTGACCGCCATCAATTGATAATAACCTGTCCATATTATATGAGTTGTATAATGAATGATTTGCCTGCCAGCTTGAAATATTGCACGATGGCCGCGATCGTATTGCATTCCGACTCCAGGACAAAGGGGACCTTGACCACAAAGTCCACCGATATCGTGTCATCTTCGGTATAACAGTAATTATAAGGCTCGATCATATAGAGATCCGTCTGCCCTACCGGTGGACCTCCCTTCCATGCCCAGGGGCCAAGTTCGTACCCGTCCGCAATGCGGATATCCGTGCGGTTGTATTTATCGTTGAGGTACTTTTCCAGAAAACACACCTGGGGCGTCATCTTGGCAATTCGATCCTCAATGTCCCAATAAAGGCGAAGCTGCTCGATGATCCCAAACAAGGGAGAGACAAAAACATAGGTCCATGCCATAAACCAGGCTTTACGTTTAGCCTGGGGAAGCAGGATCTTTGCGATCTTATATAAGGAGAACTCGATCATCCGATAGTTACGGCTACTTGTACTGAATCACTGTATTCATATAAGGAAGACTGGGATATCGTCAGGTACCCGGATGCTGTATCGCTTGACATGGCGATTTCCGTGTAAATACCTCCGGATGGCATCAAATAAGCATGTTTTATCTTGACATCCACAACCCCTTCAGCGGCTTGAATAGCATCCTCTAACTTTGAAATCATCATCACCCCGTCAAATTCCAGTCCCAGGGCAAAAGCTGAGAGGGCATCTTTGATGGGGAACACGGAATTGGAGCGAATGAGTGAGTTGTCTGAATTTAAGACCATGCGGTCGCGAACGATCACAACGTCAATCTTCAGGTTATCGGCTGGCAGGTTGACAAACTCTAACCTCACCCCGGCATCCTTCCATTTGGCCCAGAACTCCTTGAAGGCTTCAAACTGCTGAACCGTCAAGGGAACCCGGGCGCCATTCACTTCGGTGGCCACCTTCAGGGTCACCGTCCCGTTTTTCTTTTCCGAGGCGGCGCAGTATTTAACAATCCTCGAGGCAGCATCGTCCGTGGCGTATTCCCATTGATTATTGGCCCAGACCAAGGCATAACCATACTGAAACTTCTTAGACTCCTGGGCATACCACTGGGGGCGATGACAACGCTTTGCATCCATGATCGCGGTGATATCCGCCTTCTGGCGATCAAAGAGCATGTCGATGATCCAACTGCCTACCGCGAAGATCCATAACCACAGTCTCCAGTTGGCCACCTTGCTGTTGGAAGTAAGATCGAGTACCAGCTCATCGGCAGTATCGCTCGTGGAGTTGTTATCCGCTGACACCACGAAGGAATCCAGCTCGCTCATGGAGGCTTTGACGGCATTGAGCTGATCATAATATTCTTTGATGGTCTTACTCATATTTCCAAAGTATTTCAGTGATGATACCATGACAGGGTTCACCCAACTCCACGTGGCCACGCACGTAATTGGTCAAAAGCCCGATGATGACATAAGTATGGGATGAGCGGGTTGGATCCAGGGTATATCCGGAGTCCGGAACCTGACTCCATTGTAGACCGTCCAGGGAGTGATCAATAGAGAACTTGACCATGCTGGATGTCAACCCGGTATAGTTGATCTGCACTGTCAGCCGGTTTTTGATCGAATGCAGGCGTACCCCGGGAAACTCCTGATCCCCGTTTATAAGATCGTAGTTGAGCGTTTGTCTAATCATGGAGTCATCGTCTAAGGGTATTGTGATCTCTTCGCCCAAGCCGCTGGATGGACGTAAAGCGTTCTTTTTGTAATAGTCGGCCACCTGTGCATTATATATGGTATCAGGTATGCGAACCGGTGTCCCGGGGGCGATGGCCACATCGATCGGGATCAGCGGATTTGCATCCGATAGGTCAAAAAGGCCCTCGATGCTTCCCATCTCCTGGATGGATAGGTCGATCAATGTCTGTCCGCTTTCTGCGATTACCCGTCTCATGCTATATAGTCTGCATCTGTAGTGATCTTCGATTTCCCATCATTACCCTCTACCAGGTCGATGGCATTAACTTCCATACCGTCCTTTTCGAACTCGCTGCGTATCTCCCTGAGCATGTCATATTGGTCGTCATTGAGGAACATCTCCACACCGGCACCCACCAACGGGCTTTCCTTGAATTCGCCCTTCTTGCTCACGATCAGATCTGCCTGGTGCTGAATTGTGGCATCTCCAATTACAAAGTCGCCGTTTACACAGGCGATGTCGCCGGTTGCCTGATCCATCAATATGTCGGTTACCTTAATCAATGTTTGATCTTTTTATCCTCGATTTTTGAGAAATCCTCTTTGTCCTGGATTTGTGCAATCTGGACATTAAACAAGCTCCAGAGTGATTTTCCACCATCCTGCGGGGTTGCGATCACCGTGGGTGATTGAATAGCCGCGATGATGTCATCAACCCTTTTCGTAAGTTTGGCTAACTGATCTTTCAATTCCGGAGTATTGGTAAGGCCCCCGTTATTCCCATCATTGAATGTCATCAGTCCGTCTTTGATCTCCCCGGTTGACTTTCCGATCTTAAAGACGATCTTGTCAATCTCGGCGGCATAGACCAGGTAGCGAAACTCATCGTTGTTGATCCGGCCCACCAGGACCTGGGATCCTTTTTTGGGAACCACGTAGATTCCCTCTTTGAGGTCGGTGATCGCCTGCAGGCGACAGAAGAAATTATCGTACCCATCGATAATGACGGTCATCGACCGACTGGTTTCATCCACGTCCTTAACCTCAGCCTGCTCGACCTGGATCGGGGCACCGAACATGTCCTGCAGCGTGCGTTTTGCTTCCTGGAGTTCTTTTTCGTGTCCCATTAGAGTACTTTTATTCCAAGTGTTGAAATGCGGCGCCCTCCCCCAAGGCCGTAACGGGTCTCCACGCTTTCCACGTAATAGGATCCGCCGCGGGATGGAAACGTGGGATCGGTCAGATCCGCGTTCATGCAAGGGGTGATCTGCGGGATCAAAAAAGAGGTTAGCTGTCCCCGGTACCCGGAGTACTTGTATTTTTCCATCTCCGCTGAAGCGAGTTTCTCCAGGGATGCTTTATCGGCCACGTTATAAAGACTGATCGTGCGGATCTCCCCGTCCTTATCTCCCACCTCGGCTTCGATCTTCTTGCCATCGCGGGTATAGTCGATCGCCTTGATCTTGAGCTTCACATCGGCGGCATCGATCCATTTCAGCTCATCCGGATTGATCACGTTCTTGCGCAGGTTCAGCTTCACGTTGCCGTTGGAGTATCCGTAAGTTAAACCGGCATAAAGGGATCCATCCTCCAGAAAGAAGATCGACAGGTTGTATTTGGTGCGTAAATCCTCCAGCATCCAAAGGATGCTCTTGTATTTATAGGCCACATTGTAAAGTGTGATCTGTGGCATCTTGTCATAGAGGGTAACACCCGTTAAAACCTCGTTTAAAAGGTCTTTTAACGTGATTTGACTCCAGGTCTTAGCAACGGTGTTGTGACGGATCGAATAGACGTTGTCGCATTCCACCTCCAAAAGGTTCTTGTAGTTGATCCGGTAAACCTGTCCCTTGAATTCGGTCTTTAGCTTGCCGTCATAACCTAACTGGATCTCCACATTGTCGCCGCTTTTGATCTGGTCGGCGATGTTGACTTTCTTAACCGATCCGGTATCTGATTTCACGACCCCGGATAGCGGCAGCTTGATTACGGCGCTCTGCTCAATGGAATGGATGCTCTTTTTGATCACCACATCATTGACGAACTTGAAGGTCGCCTTGCCGATCGTTATTTTAGCCGTGAGCACAAACATTAGGATAGTTCTAATTCGTAATACCAGTCGCTTTTGAGCGTATATTCGATCACCTGGGCGTTGATGATGCCCTGCATGTCGGGGGTGTTAAAGCCGGTGATAACGGCATTATCTTTGGCCTGAAGGAACAGATCCGTCAATGCGCACTTTAAGGTCATCACCTCTTTTTTCTTCCAGAGTTTGACAAACTCGTAGAACTTGCTCTCCGGGTAGGTGTCGTCTTTGTTGATGATCGTGATCACGATCTTAATGGAATAGTCCTGGATGTTGATGTATTCCTTGACCGTGCCGTCCTGGCCCACCAGGGGAGTCTCCACGATGGTCTTTTGTCCGGAGATGGTAATCAGCGGGGAGGGCAGTTCGATCTCGTAATCATCGCCGATGGCCATCTTGGCAGGCATGAAAACGGGGCGCCCTAAGAGGCTCTCTCCCCAGAGTGGGGTTTCGTTACGGCCTTGCGAATTGGCACGTTTCTGGGTGGCTTTCTGCAAGGCTGTGGTGAAACTGCGGGCAATGGGATTGTCGCTACCCGGGAGGATAGGAAAAGGGAAGGGCGGGGCGATGACCCCGGTGGTTCTGAGTATATTATATAGGTCGTGTTCTACCCGCATCACTGTTTGGAGTTCATGGAGTTGATCGCGCGAACCAGGTGGCCCACCACCACGTCTTCCATCTTCTGGGCGCCTTCGCCCAGGGATGAGACATGGATCTCGGTTTTGTCCTGGAGTTTCTGAATGGTAATATTGATCTGGGTGTCACGGGGTCCACCGCTGGTGATCGAGTTATTGACAGCCGAGCCGGTTCCCTCAGCGCCACCGGATGCTGATACTGAACCAGGCTTAGATTTACCCTTACCGTTCATTATTTCCAATAAACGGGCAATAGCTGCATCATCCTTTGTATGAAGTGCCTTATCATAGAGAATTCTAAACTCAGATAAGAGCTTCACATCACCCATTAACGTTTTTTCGAATGATGTACTACCATTCCAAAGCGTTTCATAAAACTTTCCAGCCGCCTGTAGATCTTTTTCCTGTTGGGCTGACTTCTTTTCGTTGTCTGCACTGACAGCTTCCGAGGCTACTGCGTTATGTTTTTTCTCAGCTTCGGTTTTCTTAACCTCGTAGTATTTTACAAATTCATCTACCTGTTTATTACTAAATAAAAGATCATTCAGGGATCCTTCTTTATTGAACATGTTAAAACCCGGAGAATTGTCTTTCATTTCCTGAATTACAAGCGATCTTTTATCAGGGTCTTTGATTGCTTTTAATCGTTTCAAAAGAGCAAGCTGCTCTTTATAGCGTAATACATCCTGAAGTGATTCCTGTTCTTTTTTATTTGCCTTATCAGCAATCTCAGTTTTAGCTTGCAGATCGATCCTCTTTTCATATTCCTGGTTAACCTCATCGAGTTTCTTACGTAGATCCTCGTTCTTGACCGTCTCGATATCGATATTCCCGAAATACTCCGGATATTTTTGCTGCAGGTCAGATAAGAGACTCAATCGTTCTTCAGTCGATGTATTCACATCGGTAATCACATCGACCAATGAATCCATTCTTGATTGCTCTTCATAGAGTGAATCGGAGAATGGAACTTCTACCCAACCTTTGATCAGTTCAACTCCACTATGGAGATCACTAATGAAATCACTGAAAAAGCCGTGATTCTTGTCCCCGATATCTTTAAAGAGAAGATCCCAGGAGTCCTTTAAGTTACTCACCTGTCCGGAGAGTGTCTTGGATATGTTGGCCATCCCACCGGTTACTCCCTGCATACCGCCCAAACTCACCACATAGTTACGGATGGCCTCAGCGGATTTATCAATTAGCGTTTTGTGGTTCTTGAACTGAAACTCGATCTTGGATCCTTTGTCCACCGCGTTAACCCCGAACTGTTTTAACATGCGGTATTCACCAACTTCGGCATCGAGCAGTGCCTCGGTCAATTGTTCAAAGTCCTTGCCCTGGGAGGCAGCCAGATCGCCCAGTTTAGTCATCTGCTGGTAGGTGGGAGTGAAACCTCTATTGACCAGGCGCAGAAATGAATCGGTAAGAGCATCTACCTGGAAGGGAGTATGGGAGGCGAAGTCGGTGATCATAGCCACGCTTTCCTTCGCCTTGCTATTGCTCTGGAAGGCAGTACGCAGTACCGTTTCCATTTTCTCATATTTGGCCGTTGTTTCAAAGGCCTTCGTGGCCCCTTCCTTGAGCATATCGATGGCCTTTTGAGCCAATTGCACTCCGGCCATGCCTCCGAAGACGGCGCCCATGCCACTAAATACACTTCCGCCACCTCCTTGACCGGTTGCCTCTTCAGCTAACTGAAGCTTCTTGAGTTCGGCCTCGGTCTGTTTGATCATCTTGTTGTACTTCTCGATGTGATCGGTACGGAAGGCGCGGTCTCGGCCTGCGTTCAATCGGTCTAACCGGCTCTTTAATCCATCCACCGAGGAGCCTGTAGCAAACACCCCGGTGCGAAATACCTTCGCATCGCGCGAGAGCTGCCGGAAAATCGGGGAATCGATATTGAGTTTGGAGAACTTGTCCGCGTGCGCGTTCAAGATGTCGTAGGCCTTGGTCAGTTCATGGATTTTCTCATCACCCGAGGTGACGATATCCATGATGTATTGCACTTTGCCGTCGTCGCTCATTGTTATTCTCCTCGTTCCTGGTTACGCACCCATTCTAATTCTGCCAGCCGCTGGACCCACAACTCATCCGTCCATAGATCCGGGTCTTCGTGGTAGAAGTACCTCAGCAGGGCATTGCTTTGCCGAAGCCACTGGTGCGGCTTTACTTGTGCCTCGGCTAAATTTTTTCCAACTTGCCCTCCACTACTTCTACCAGGGCCAATATCCTGGAGGTAAGTCCCAGGAAGTATTTATCTACAGTGCGGATCTGCTCATCCCCGCCGAGCCAGCAGTTATTGACGAGAAGCTCCCTGAATTTCATCTTATCGTTTCCACTCTCAGCCGTTGAGCAGGAGATGATCTTACGATCCGGGCTCTTGAAATATGCCACAAGTCCATCCCTGGTCTTGTAACGCCAAACGCAGTCAGATCCATGCTGGTTTTTCCATGCCTGGATCTGGCTCGCGGTGACTGTGGTTTTTGTGACTTTTGTCATCTTTAGATTCGTTAATGATTAAACGCCGTAGCGAATGCCCA